CCGTCAGAATTAATTATTTGTCTGCTTCCCGTTTTTGCCTTACTGGTGGGCAAGCGGAATTAGCCAAGATATTTGTTGCGGAATTTGAGAGGCTTTGGATAGGAAATTAGTTTTTAATGTTTTGGTGGACAGTAATCACTTGGTCTGGTGATTATAGCTTCGCCTTTTTTATTAATTATTTTTTCTGGCAATAAACTATTTTTTATATGTTCTATATTTATGGTGGCTGTTCTGTTGGCAATTCTAGCAAGTTCTCTGGATGTATTTATATTAGGAGGAGTAATAACTTTTATTTCTATTAATGGATTAATTTGTTTTACCATTTTTAATGCAGGAGCAATATCGCTGTCTTGCGTAACTATAAAGGCCTCATCATATTGTTTGTAAAAAGCCAACTTAGCAACGTGTAAAGCAATATTAACGTCTGTTTCTTTTTCTTCATGTCCTTTCCATACATATTTACATTTCGGACAGTATCTATGTTTTTCTTTAAATCTGCCCATCACAGGTATAACTCCATTTTGTACTAATGCACTAACATAATCTTTATGTTTTTTAACGCTTTGCTTGTTTCTCCACTCTGCATAAGCTGAAAAATAATAAATGGCTTCTATTTTCTGTTTTTTATTGTCTATGAAATAATCCATAAGTTTTACTAAATCTACCCATTTTAAATAATTAAGATTGAAAGATTTTTCGTATAAATCTCTAATTTTCTTTTTGTCATCGTTCAAAACTTGCGGCGAGGTCAATATCTTATTGAGAACTTCTTTTTTAAGACTTGAAACTTTTAATCTGCCGTTTGAATAAGATATTTGATCTGTTTGTAATAAATTAATACAGGAAATAGTATTCTTGCTTAAGGCAACTTCTTTTTCAGCGGCACCATTAATATTATTTATCGCATGATATAAATTGAAACCATCAATAAAACACACTACCGATTTCATGGGAAAACCCTTCCTAAAAAGTGACCCCCTAGCTTGTGACTAGGGGGTAGAGATAGGTATTACCTATCAAGATTATGACCACATTATAGGTTTTAGCTATAGCGCAGTCAACATATATATACCCACTTATTACGGTTTTATACCCTGTTAAAGCTAATTGTCGTATTCCTGTTCGACCTAAAAACGATTGCCCAAATTACTTCTTCAATTCCTTAAAACACAAATCACTTTGAGATATTAATAACCCTGTTCGGCTGCTTCTCGCTTAGCTTCGTCAAGCCACATTTTGGGAATCAATGTGCCATCCATTGTACGTATAACTACATCATTTGGATATTTTTCAAGATGCTCCATTATTTTTTGATGGTGTTTTCTTCTGTCAAATTCGTCAACCGTGAGTTCCTTTTCAGGGAAAAAGTCTTTTGGTTTTGTAATATTTTCCCAAGTACCTTTTGTCATATCCTTTGCAGTATTAAATATTTCTTTAAGCCTGTCTTTTAACATTTGCTCCTTTGCCAGTTTACTCTCCTCAGCATTTTCGGTTACGTTTGCCATATTTTCTGTTATCATGATTAACTCCTTTATTTTTTTGATGTTTTATTCACAGCTTCTACACTTTTATCTCCGATAGTTTTCAAAAACTTGGTATAAGCAAGTTGTCGAGCCAGTTTGTTTTTTGCAATCTCGCCAATACCTCTAGATAAATTTGCCCCGCCGGAAATAACACCACTATGTACAATCGGAGAAGAAGAAGCTAATACTGCTGATGCCGCCCATGGATTTTTTAAAAGAACAGGAAGAAACTTAGTTCCAAAAACAGTTTTTAGTGTGGTGTAACCGGGGTTATTACCAAGATTTGGAAAAACCTTAGCAAAACTTTCTCCTGTTTTCAATGCTGTCAGGTCATCTATAAATTTATATTCCGGCTGGGCGTGCAGATTCAGTTCTTTCAACATATCCTGAAGTTCAGGATTATTTTTTAAGTTTTTAATTGCTACCTGCCCTTTACCCGGAGTATCAAATTTTTTGTTTAATTCTTTGCCAAGTTCTATTATTTCACGCAGGTTCGCATCAACGGCTTTTTGTCGAGCATCTTGTTGCAAATCTTCTTTTATAGAATATCTTAAACCTTTATATATGCTATCTATTTTCTCACTGTTATCTTTTCCGATTTTATAATTGAAATTTGTATTTTTACCCGCCATATCTCTAAGAAACAAGGCTTCTTCTTGAGTTATCTTGTCCAGTTTTTTCAACTGCTTTATTAAATTTTTAATAGATTGTTTTTCGGCAGGTTCAATTCTGGACAATCTGCCGCCAACAGAGTCCGCCAGTACTAGCTCTTCCTCTAGTTTTTTTATGTATGGTTTAGTAGAAATTACTCTCTCAGGATTAGTCCTGTAAGATTGTACTAATCTGCCTTTGTCGCTTATATAATGCTCACTTGTTTTATCCAATGCTTCTTTTATCTTTCTTGAGACATTAAGTTCGCTACGGCGCAAACTGTCATTGCGAAGATTTGGAATATTTGGGTGCGAAAGTTTATATACATAGTGTTCAGCAGGAACTCCAGTGAGAAATTCTCCTACTTTCCCGGTTGCCTTTTTTAATGTGTTAACAGTCGGCTCAACAACCTTTTTTCCAATCTCTTTACCGATTTTTTGAGCAGTAGGGCTTTTGGCAATAATTTGCCCACCTCCGGTAATAAGGGAGTCTATAAGCGCAGTCGAAGCCGCTGTTATCCCCGCATCTCCCAACGCCTCGCCTGTAGACTTCCCGGAGATTTTACTGTCGGCAAACCTTCCGCCAGAAAGCACAGTAGTCCTTCCAACTATAGGTATTCCTCTTTGAATAGCTCCATATGCTATTTTTTGTGTGGCTGGATTGGCCATCTTAGCAGCAACAGCCTTTCCACCTGCAGCCAATGGAGCACCGCTGGCCAATAAACCTATAGTAGTTGCACCATGAACAGCTGTTTTCGCAGCATCTTTTTTTAATTCCGATACAGGATTTTTACCTGCAGCAAAACTATCGGGAAGAAGCTCCGAGTTCTTTCTCGGCGCGTTCCCTAAAGAAGCAACATTAAGAACAACTCGAGCTGCTTGGTCGGGAAACCTCTTTTCATTTTCTTTCGCCCTGTTTATTTTTCTCACAGTTTCGTCTTTATATGCCGCATACGCTTCATTGATTGTACTGTCTGGCATTTTATCCCAGTCTATAGCACTAGGGTTTTTGTTATATGCCTGATGCATATTTTTCACTGCTTCTCTTTTTTGGGCTATAGTTTTGACTCCTGCTTTGGTGTTTAATTTATTTTCTGTACTTCTGTATGATGCATCTGTTTGTCTTCTTTGTGTATACATATCTTCTACCATTCTTTGTGAACGTATATCGTCTTGACTGACTGGTTTTTGGGTCTGCCTTTTTTGTTTAGACAAATCTTGCTTCGGCGTAAAACTCTGCGTACTGCCCTGTCTACGCTCATACTCTGCAATTATATTCCTGACTTGTGCTTCAGACGGAGGTTTACTTCCGCTCATTCTTAAAACATTTCCATCTGGGGCTGTTATTGTAAATTCTGTTGTCATTATTTTTTATCCTTTATTCCAGTTTTTATCTTCATAATTACAGTTTCGGCATAACCATTCCCGCCAAGAAGTTTATAAAGGTCATAAAATTTATTTACTGTTTCTAGCTCATAATGATTAAGTTTTTTTCCGCCATTGTATTCGTTGTATGTTTTTATGATTTCATTGCGTAACATCTCTTTGATAGCTTTATAAACAAGATATATTCTCAATATAACAAAAAATATACCCGCCAATATTGCCCCGCCTATTGCCGTTGCTGATCCAATAATAATTAAATCCATAAAGTTTTCCATGATTTCTCCTACCAACTTACTGTATAACCATCGACTTCCATAGAACCTTGTGTATTTAGTGGTTGGGGCTGTTGGCCGCCTTGTGGTTTTTGGCCGCTAGCCAGTCTAATATCATCTTCCATGTCACGGATAATTCTATCTATGGCTCTAGCTCGGGTGTCTCTGTTACTAGAGGCAAGTTCTTTTTCAAGCTGCTGCATATATTTCTCGTTATACCGACCTGTTGGATTTTCTGTTACATAATCTCTAGCTATTTTTCTAAGTTCCTCTTGAACATGTGCAGTATTTTGCTGTTGTTCGCTTAACCCTAAACCAGTTTTTTCAACAAGCCCTCTCCAAATATCAGAGGGAACTCCACTTTGTGTTTGTTCATTTAATTCTCTTAGATCTTTAAATCTTTCTAACTTTTGTTGTTTTTCTGGAACTACAACATCTCTTCTTGCTTGGGTCTGTCCGGTTATTTTGCCTGTTTCCGTAGCTCTGTTTTTATCTTCGATTAACTCTAATCCGCCGCCAGTTCTATGAAAGTCGCTATCGGCAGTCAAACCCGCCATTGTTGTCCCATATCTAACATTTACATTACCCATATCAGTACCAGCATACCCAGCAATAACAGGTCTTCCTTGCTCATCTTTTAGAACTTCAAACTTCCCAGTTTGCGGATTATATGAGGCATGCGCGTTCCTGCCTTTAAATTCTCCATCTTGGATTTCAACAGTTATTCCCCTTGCGCTACCAACAGCATTATTTCTGGCAGAATGTGCCAATTGGGCTTGATCGTCTTCCAAACCTCGTGCGTAGCGGGCTTGATTAGCGAGGGACCCGCCCATAAACGAATTGTTAGAATAGGGGTTACTGGTTGCAGCCCTCCCCGCTTGTATACCGAGAATATCCGATGTTCTTATCTTGGGATTCCATGCTGTAACATTCCCTTTTTCGTCCACATCGCCTATTAAATTCTTTCCTACGTCTAAAGCGAAACCACCCAATCCTTTACCGACATTCAATGCTTTGCCACCAATATCTGCCGCACCTTTACCAATCGCGCCCCAGTCAATACCAGAATGTTTATCTGCAAGTGTTTCAGCCGCTACTTCTTCGGGCGGTTTAACGGATTGCGTAGTAGGCTGGACAGTTGATTGTATGGCAGGAGTCTTTGTTGGTTGTACTGGTTCTGATACAGGCTTAAAATCTTGAATTTCTACAGGTGGCAGATTTTTATATGGGTCATCGAAAGGATTCTGGGTAGCAGGAGTTAATAATTGTGCGTATACCGCTTGTCTGGCTGACTTATCTAATGCAGGATCTATAGTTATATTCTTGGTTGCTATTGGCACTTGCGACTGCATAATTCTCTCCTTCTAGGCTGTTACTAAATCCAAAACATCTTTATATATTTCTTTTCTGTGAATATACTTAATAGTCCCACGACCACAGTTATATAATTTTGCAAGATATCTTTGTGTGAACAAGCCTTTTTTGCGATATATTTCTTGTACAACTTCATTAGAAAGTTTGCGATTCCAAGAAATGATTACTTTACGGCAACTTGCAATGGTACGCGCATTTTCCATATATTTTTCAGTAACTTTTTTAAGCCCAACACGCCATGCGTGCTTGTGATTTTCGCTTGTAGTTACCCATTCTAAATTTTCTACTGAATTATCTATTTTATCACCACTCAAATGATTAACTTCAGGTTTATTATCAGGGTTAGGTATAAATGTTTGTGCAACTAATCTGTGAACAAGATAGGTTTTAACTTTTTGACTTTTGCCTAAATACAGAGTAACTATTTTATATCCACTATTATTAATACTTGTTTTTCTAAATTTTCCTGTTATCCAACTCCAAACAGCACCGACTTCATTTATGGAATAAAAACCCTCATAATCTTTTATATCTGTAAATCCTTCGGGTGGCGGTATTTTTTTATTAAATGGTACATATAGCGGATCACCATATAGCAATAGTTTATTATAATGGTTATTACACAATCCCTTAGTAAAGCAACGTTTTCCGCTCTTTAATTTTTTCCCTAATCCGTTACAACCATCTATTTTACATTTGTCCATTTTCTACCTCACAGAGTTATTTGCCAATCCGGCATAAGCACTGGGCTTAATATTTTTTAATCCACCTACAAACCCTTCTCCAAGCTGGGTCAAAAAACTCTTATTTACTGGTTGTGTGTCCGCAGTTGGGGTATTAGCTTGTGTGTCGGTTTGCACTTCAGGCTTTTGAGCAGGCTGTTCTAGTTTTTCTAATTCCGGAATTTCAATGGGAGTAAATTCAGATTGCCCCAAACCTTTGCCGTGAGTGTATTGCCCGCGATTACTCATAGCTTGCTGAAACGCCGCCTGTTTGCTAGCGTTTACCGTATCCATTGCTCGGTTGTTCTCCATGTTCTCCTCCTCAGAATGTGGGAGCAGCCATTGAGCCACTTTGCCCCATGTGTGCCTTTTGCGACTGATATGCTCTCCGCTCGCTAGCTCTCTGTGCCGCCTCATTAAATGCCATCTCATTCATGCCACGTTGTGCATTTACAGCCATGTCTGCCGCGCCTCGATTCATGAGTGTCGCTGCTTGCCCTCCTCTAACACCTTGCGTGGCTAAATTAGCTCTCATCGCTGCTGAGCCTTGATTCAATGCCGCCGCGTTACCGGAAAGCATATCGTTTTGCATTGTTTGAAGTTCAGGAAGTTGCGTATTGGCTTCATTTAGGAACGCTGTCTCTCCGGCTTGCATATCTCCACGACCACGATTGATTAAATCGTTATACGCGCCACGTCGCGCGTTAAACATATCCATTTCCATTTTACGTTGTTGTTCTGCTTGTTTGGCATTAGCTTCAGCTTGTCCTTTTTGTCCGAAATAATTTACTCCTGCTCCGACTCCCGCCGCAACTAAACCTGCTGTTACTACCATAAAAACTCCTTTAAGAAAGACCTGTTAAGCCTATTGTAATAATTTGTCAATGAAAAAAATGGGTACATTTTTTCAAAGGCAAGGTTTATTCATAAATATCCTCTAAATAATAGAATTTTTACAAACAAAATCCATTCGGAAATTTATTGGTAAAACCCAGCGTGCTTTTACCAAGTGCGGTGGTAGAGAGGCCTTTTAATATAGTGAATGCGTTTTACAACCAATATTTCCAAGCATCTGACTGGATAGTTAATGCAGGAGCTGTTAATAGTGTTAGTTTCAGTAATGTAATAAATTTTAGCCCAACAGTTGTTTCCGCTCTAATGACATTGTCAAATGTTTTTAGAAGAACTTCAAAAATAACCAATGATTGGACGATTAGTGGAAGTTTCTATGCTGACTGGGGTGGCTCAGTTTCTTGGATTGGTGCTGGATTATTTGTGGGTGGTAACGGAACTAGCGGGCAACAAACTGGAATTTCGGTGTATGTATCCGGGCAATCCAATTTTTCAGTAAGTGCTGTTTTAAATCTAAATGGAACAAATATAGCTACAGTATGGTCTTCTGGGTGGGTAAGTAGTTTTAATCTTGAAGTGCAAAGAAAAGGAATGACTTTATTTATAACTATTTGGACAAGTGGCAATAAACCTCAATTCCCAACTTACACATACGTTATCTCTGATTCTTATCAGTATCAAGATAATACTTATGGTGTAAATGGACTCGGACAAGATAATCCAAGCGGTGTTCGTGGCAGGAACTATTGTACTGTGTTTAGCTTTAAGCAGAATGATTATACAAGTAATTTGATTTATGACTTACCAAATCAAACAGGCAATAAAATAACTATCTCTTCCGCATTGCCTATTGCCAACACAGCAAATGAACGCCCTACAATGTTCGGCGTGGCTGGATATCTAGGCTAAATAGCCTGCTACACCACTGATGGATAGAGTTTCATTGACTGTATCTGCTATTGGTAGTGCGCTTGCTATTGTTATTTTATTGCCTGTTTGAGCCAGTAACGAATATAGGATACAATTTTTACTGTCGTCGTACATTGAAATGTCATTTACGTAAAATGATGTCGAATAACCACCTGTTTTAAATAAACTAAAAGACAGTAAACTGGTTGGGGAAAATATTTCTCCATTATAAGATAGTGTGGGAGTTAGTGGTTTTTGGGTATTAGCCTGATAAAAATAAAAAGCTAATCTACTCGGTGTCCATTCTATTTCAACAGTAAAGTCACCCCAATAATTATATGATATTTCTGCAACAATGGCATTGTTGCGTAATATGTACAAGGTTTGAGAAACCCCTTGTGTCGTTTGTCCGCATATCGAAAATCCTGTAGTTTTGTCAAATTCTGCGTTTGCGCCAACTCCGATACGCCATGCGCTGGTTTGCTGCGTAATATAAGAATTGGAGATATTCATTTTCATTCTGCCTCTAGGTGGAAAAACTATGCCTTCACGAAATACCGTTGCATAATTTAATTGACCTGTACTTGCATTGTTAACAACAATAAACAACTCATTATTACTACTTATCCCGAAATTTTGCGTATTGTTAGCATATCCATAGACCCATCCTTTCCAGTTTCCTGCAAATAATGTTGGGGTGATAGCAGCAGAAGTTACAACAGGATAATTAAACCTTTCTTCAAATATTTTACTTGATAAGGCTGCAACTATCGCACTTGGTAAAAGTACGCTGGGTGTGACTTGTTCTGTGGTGTTCATGACAGCAGCAGACATTATCAGTGGCTTAAAAATAAACCAGCTTACCGTATCGAGATTAGTAGTATCCTCATTAACGGTAAAAGTTAATAACTGGTTCGTACTGTTATACATCGTATTTGCAGATAGCGTAAATTGAATAAACTCATTGTTTAAGCTGTTATAAGCCATTATAACCGTAGGAGTAGCCGGATTGCCTACCAATTGCATAACCGGAAACATTGCGCTATCGTCAGTTTGTGAACTTACAACAATCGTATTAATCGTATTCGATGTAATTCTATAAGTGTTCGTGGGATTAAAGAAACTACCTAAAGAAAGCGTTCCGTCCACTATTGTATTAGGAATATATGTTGTATATAGATTTTCTACAAGATTAGCTGCCTGACCAGTAAAACTAGAAACAGAACCAATGCCGCTACTAGGAATTAACATCCAGGTCTGGCAAACTGTGCCCGATGTGCTGTAACTGACCTGCACACCATTTAAATTAGTTAATGGATTTGCTAGCGTAAAAACATTTATCCCTGTAGTTGAACCGTCATCTCCAGTCAAAACCGCATACGATTTATTTGTGTCATCCCAAACTTGAATCATAAATGGATATGTATGTTTTTGTTTAAATGCATCTAAACTATCAGGCTGAACGAATGTAAGTGTGATTGAACCATCTCCCACGGAATAATTGCTCGCCAGAGTAAACATTACGTTGGCTTCGTTGGACATAAAATCATCGTTAAAACCATTGACTTGCGGTACTTTGGACATCCCGTTTTGGCCGTTAATAACATTCTGTAATTCCTGAGTAAGCCCACCGTTACCACCGCCACCACCACTGCCTCCGCCGCCACCACCTGGAATATTAGTCGAACCATGAACTGTTAAATCGCCTTCAATAGTTACATTACCATTGGCTATTAGATTGCCGATAGTTAAGTCATATAATCCGCTGCCTATCCACTCAAGGATTTTTTTGAAATTGTGCAACCAATCCCTGTCAGTTAATGGTTCTCCTTTAAATAGATTTAACTCCCTTAAATTTGGTATTTTCATATATTACTCCCTTCCAGTTTCTGCATAAATACTAAACCCTTGAAAATCACACATGCCGGAATTAACCCTTAATTCATATCTAACCCAACGTGCATCATAATTAATATTGAAATTCTTATAATCCATTGGTTTACTAATATCGTAGAAATTCTCATTATAGAAGTCTTTAGAGAAAACCCCTTGAATAATCTCAAAATCAGCGTGGATGGGTCTTTGATTGTCGTCTAAGAAAACCCTAGCTTCGATGTTATTATTTGGTGCACCGATAAACCACATCTTCATCGTTGTAACCATTTTGTATTCTGTACTGACGAACATCTGCGGAGAGCGAATATAAGCGGGAATTTCTACATCTCTGTAAGTAATACTTGAGTTTTCTGCCTCTAGCCAACCGTCCGGCTGACCGTTATATAGCTTGCCGTTCATAACCCCTAAAAATGTCGGCTCGCTTCTGACATCATTTTTACCTATGTCGTGATACATCCAACCTTGAATGCGAATATCAAATACAAAAGTCTTTCCATCTATGCAGAGATAATACTTGTAATTATAAAACGCTGAACACAAAGTATCATAATTCTGTAACGCTTCGGACAAACTTTTTCTAATAAATTGCGAGTAATTATCCGAGGTTATGTTATCTAAAGTGGTTAGTGATATTGCTTGATTCCCTACAATTAACCGCACATCCCTTTCGGTAGATACGAATACTAAACCGCCAGGAAAACTTCCAAACGCACTAATTCTTTGTACACTATGTCCATCAAGGATTCCAACATTTGCTCTGGTGTAAGTAACAGAAAACGATAAATTACCATCACCGTCAACGTTCGGATTTGGATTAACGAAGATAATGTTTTTATCTGTTCCGGTTACTAATTGATTATAATCATATCCTAACCCATTAAGTGCTGTATTATCATTACCAAAGTTAGATACATCGATAAATCTTGCGCTGTCGAATATAGTTAAATCCGTGTCTGTGTTAAACATCTGTGTTGGAAGCGTAGAATCTCCGCAGCCGAATAATATTTGGTTTGCAACCCTTAAATATTTCGGTTTAGGCAATTCATTGTTTACAGGCGGAATTATCGGATTTGGTTGGATGGATGCATCAGAAAAAATATCTGTATAGGTTAATGTAGTGTTATCGTTAATTTGCGTTAATAAAACAAACTGATTTTGATACGCTTGAGTATTCCGATATATTCTTCTGGCTGCAACACCGCTATAACCAATAGGTAGCGTTAATTTAACCGCCTGACCTACAACTTCAAGTGAATTGCTGCTCGACCCCAAAACTTCCTCATTGCCATAAATCGGATTGCCTCCACCATCTATTCCCGTCTGGAATAAGTAGGTCATCTTATATGTGTAAAAACCCGCCAATGGAGTGGGCGAAATAACATTCTGTATCTCAGCAAACGGCGCGCCCATCTCCGTACACACATTACCGTTATACATTTGCACATAGTTTTTGCCATTGGCGATATATAAAATATCGTTATGCACAACGAATGAACAAATTCCATCTTCAAGGCCGTTTTTAATCTGCTCAGTGTTAAAAAACTCTATATCATCGCAGGCGATAACACTTCCGCCGGAAACAAAAACTTGCTCTTTGTGGAGTACATTATTATCGTCTAAATAGCTGAATTCAGAGAAACCATCTATTGGCCTACTCGTTAATTGTTTAATCCTCTCAGGCATTAATGTTTTCTTAATTCCAGTGATTCCGTCATCTCGATAATCAAAATTAACTGTTTCATACAGAAAGTCTGACGGAACTTGTTTAGCGTCTCCGTCATTTCGCCAGCCTTTGAAATTTTGTACTGATATTGCAGTCGCCATGCTTCACCTCAATACAGCAAATTCATTGCTATGCCAGTTTCGTTAAAGTATGGGTCACGAATACCCCTGTTATTCGTTTTGTAATACCCTTTACGAATATCCAACGCGTATTGCTCGTATAAAACATCGCTATCAATTTTGTAAGCATCTGCAGGGGAATTAGGTATTTTCAGTAACAGATTATATGTCGTAGCCTTAACAATCCCTTGTAAATGCTCTTCACATACTTCTATTTCTCTTGAAGCTTCTGCTTCTGTCAATGTGTTATCCCGCATTACAGTTATTTTTTTTGGTAATCTTGAGTAAAAAATAACTACATTATTTTGTGTGATTAAATCATCGGTTTGATGGTCTTCCGGTTCTGTTTCTTCTACTCCACGCTCACAATCATACAGATAATTAGCATCAGACCTTTTATAAAGTATCTTTTCATTTCCTATAGTTACTCGCCCTTCTTGAATTAAAAATTTGCTTGGTCCAGTCGTGTTTATGGGAATATTTGTCTCTGTCTTACCTATCGGCTCGGCAAGTGTCGCCGTAATGGGTTCAGTACCATTTGTTGGAAATACGCTTAAAAATTGCTGCTTCCCCTGCGACCATGGTACAACCCAGTTAGTTATTCCTTGTAATGGTCTATATCGGAAATTATTAAACGCATCTCTCACTCCCCTCATATCCATCGGAAATGCAGTCTGATTAACGTAAATCATTATGAACGAAAACCCCTCAGACCTTAACGCTAATTTGGGCGCACGGACAAAAGGAATATTCGTGTCTAACGGAAAACTAAAAACATCCTGTATGCCTTTAGTTATATTGGCGTATTGGTTTAACTCGAAATTAAGTTGTTGGGCAATCTGCTTGATGGTAAACATCGGATTGACGCTACGTCCGGAAACATCGTCCATGCTTCCCACTGCAAATTGGATATGTTCGATAGCTTCACGAACAATCAACTTAGCCCCCGTAATAAAATCTATACGACAATCTTATGTTGTCGCCAGAAGTATTTCTTACTTGAATATTTATATCGCTGTTGTCTACTATCTCAAAAATAAACTTGGTTGAAAATTCACTTAACATTGTTCCGTTTTGCCATTTGCTCACCAAAACATAATCACTCGCTTCTAAATAAAAAGCATTGTATGGATTGTTGCCTAAGTCAATATAATCGATTATAGGATTGCCGTCGTCTAAAGCTTCTGGACCAATAATCCTTGTTTCTGCTAGTTTTTCTCTATAATCAACATAAGCATCAAGCGCAGGAAGAATATGTTCTGCTGAAACACTTGTCCCTATATAATCTATCTCTCTAGGCTCAATATGTACTAATACTTTTTCCATATTTCTATCCAGTCGGCCGCCCCAATTAAGTGGCGGCCTTAGAATTACTAAGCAACCAAACTGTTGTTGAACGCAATCAATCTGCGGTTAGTACATACAGCGTTAAGTACACTGTAGTGCTGAGCCGATTTAATTGGCTGGTTCGGTAGTTGGATTTCGCCGTCGAACGGAGAACGCTCACCGAGACCAAACACATGAGCAAGTTTCATGATGCTCTTCGGGAATATAATCACCGAGTTGACATCAGTCGTTACTGGCGGAGTACCACTAGTGGTCGTATAGGCCATGTTTTCGTCAAGGTAGAAATTAACACCGTTGACTTTAATGCCTTCAAAACCACTGGACAGTTCTTTCTCCTCATAGAAACGCTGCTGTGCTTGAGCCGAATTCAAGAAAGCTTGCTGAACGGCAGCGTTCCAGTAACCGACCATGTCTCTTACGCTCTCACCGTCTTGCTGCATACGAGCTTTAAGACCCGTAATCAGTTTGTTGATAGCGGCATAATTAACAGTCGTGTCAGTACCGAAGAAAGGCAGGTAAGGCGATAAGCCGTTAGCCGCATAATCGGTATCTAACAATCCTGCATAAGCTGTTCCACTCGCAGCAACCATATCGAAAAAGCCGTCCAAACCAAGTGCCCCAGTCGTCATAGTACCTTGCACCAAAGACTGAGCCTGTAAACGGACATAATCCTTCATCGCACCATTAATCTTCTGCGAGAAGTAATCAGCTTTATCTTCGTTGCCGTTCGTGAACGCAAAATCCTGCAACGTAAAGTTGATATTGTAGTTAATACCTTTCCAGTTCAATACACCGTATTGAAGCTGTGGCGATGGGCTAACATCTACAGTCGCGCCGGTAAGCGGAATATAGGCTTGCGCCACGTTCTGCATTAACTTGATCGGGAATTGAACATTCAATCCCGATGCCTTGTATTTGTTTTTCAACATATCTTTCCACGCGGGGTGGGCAATAGCTAAAGCATCAGTTTCAACATTGATAATATGTTGCGTAGTTGTTGCTGCTATCTCATTTGCTTGTACTGCCATAAAAATCTCCTTTAAGTTTTATTCCCAAATATTCCCTTTAGAGTTTCATTGAACGCATTATTCTTTGCGTCTAATCCCTCTGGTTTTACATTTGGGGTTTTGCCGGTTTTAACTGCCGACACTACAGTTTGTTTGTTTTGCCGTTTGAGCAAGTCAGCTTCTAACTTGTGCATTCTGGCTTCTTCTAACTTCGCTCCGTAGAGTTCGTTAAAAGCTTCCGCCATTGTGCATGGATAACCGTTTTGTTCGTCATGCTTCATGACATAATCAAGACATGCTCTATCCACTTCCGGACTGTAATTAAACCCAAGACTTTCTGCGAGCTTTTTGTTCTTTTCAGACCCAGTTTTGAAAGTTTCCAAGTATTTGTTTTTATTTGTTTCAAATTCTTGTTTGGCTCTCTCAGCCTCAAAAGCATTGACTTTTGTTTCAAGCTCTTGTTGTTTCTGAATCTGCTCCGCAGTCATGTTTGGATATAACCTCTGTAATTCCCTTACCTCAAGGTCATTAAAAAACCTTTGAATATCTTGGGAATACATTGGATTGTCCAGCCAGTTACCGAAATATCCGGCTAACTGGTTCGTCCGGTTTTCTGGGCTTTTCAACTCCTGATGTTCAGTATGTAACACTTTCAGGGCATCCATATCAGCTATTCCAAGCTCTTTAAACGTAGTGTTGTAGCTTTTATGTTGCTCTGCCAGCGGTTTATACTGCTTCTCAAGGTTGTAGTAAGACTTGACTATGTCATCCCTAACATCGGGAGACTTCCACATCTTACCCACTCGCCCATCGGACTTATACCAATCAGGATTGTATTCGGATTCACCTGTTTGCACGCCTTGCTCTGGGGTTTGCCCTTCGGCTTGAGACGTAACCTGTGATACCTGCTCCTCTCCTGTAGTATTCGTATTTTCTGCACCTGTCTCTATTTCCATAAAAAACTCCTTTCGGTTGGTTTATCCACCCATAGCTTCAAGCTGTGCCGACGCTACGGATTGGTTTATGTTTGAATTCAAGAGTTTGGCTTGCGCTCTTAATTGACTTGGCGATAATTGGGGCATCCCAATTTCACCAGTATCAACATAACTCACAGCCGGTCTTGACTTCTTTTGCTCAAGAACAGATGCCATTTTCTGCTGGAATAATGGGTTAGCAAAAATCTTATCCATTAATTCCTGTGTTATTTCAATGTTCGTTGTGTCAGACACCAATATCTCCTTAACGGTTCGATATAATTTATACTTCTTCTGCTCCCATTAACTGACTTCTTAGTTGCTCGTTCGCAGCTTCCATTCTTTCGTGTTCATCTTCTTTAGCTTCTACAATTTGCCCAAGCTCTTGCGCTAATGCTGCAAGTATTGTTTTGGCTTCTTCGTGCCTTTGGGCATCGATTGCTTCGATTGCCGCTGCCAGCACTTCGATGATTTGTTCTTTCTTTTCTATCTTGTCCATGTATTGCTCCTTTCAGAATGAGTGTAACAATTTGTCAATGAAACTTTTGGGTACATTTTTTCAAATTTTATTGGTCGGACTGTTGCACGAATTGATTAACCTGATGCTCTGCTATTTGGCTTTCTTCGTGTACGTTTTCTCCTGCCTGTGTACGCAAAGCCTGTACATCCACAATCTGACTGCGTTGAGCAAGTTTGTCTATCGGAACATCCAGTAAAGAGTTCGGAGTATCAGGTAAATTATTAATTGCTAACATGGCTCTGACTGCCGCTCCGTAACCTTGATTGCCAACCTTTGCCACAAAGTCAGCTACAGATTTCATGTATTCTGTATCGTCTGTAATGGGTTTAACTGGCGGCTTGTTCTTCTCCTGTTCTTTCAAGAAATTCAAAATCGCCCTGCGATTTGGCAAATCAATCGCTGTAAAATACATGTTTTGCACTTCGGGATTTTTTGGATCGCCTAATTGTCCATTCTGGTACATTGCAGTCAGTATTGCCGCGTTTTCAGTCCTTGAGCGTGGTATATCTGTCCCTGCAGTAATCTCCACAGTAAATTTCCAGTCAGAAGATAGTTCTATCGCATTAAGCACATTCCCTTGTTCGTCGAATAACGTAATCGTCCGTATTGGTACACCGTTAGTATCAAGTGCTGTCTCTCCATTCGGCAACACTTTGACCGAATATTGAGCAAATTGCGCTCCGTCAATCTTTGTACTTAGTTTAATAAGTCTCTGGACATCATAATATTCGTTGATTAAAGAAAGGCATTTATTACCAACATCGATTAAGAAATCTTTGAAGTTTCTCTGTATTTGCCTAATCCCAGCCATTGGACTTTCTTTGAGCTGCCCTAACTGAGCTGCGCTTTGTACGTCTGTCGGCTGTTCGCCGGATAACAACACTTCGTTTATTCTTGCTATCTTGAGCATCTTGCGCTCGTAGTTATCTATAAGACCTAATACGTTTTGTATCTGGTCGAGCGTGTTGTTAGTAAGCACTGCCGGAGCAGCACCAAGCGGAAAATTACCTTTAATAACTTTTGTATTTGGTAAATCCCCCTCATCTAAATCTATTAGACCATCCGGCAAACATATCGCAGACATATATGTTGCGACTAAATCTCTTAGTTTTATACAAGCCTTATTTATGCGGTCTTGAAGATACATCAAAGGCTCTACTTCACCGTGCCCCTCGATAGTATCTAATTCTAATGGATTGAATACAGACAAGCCAAAATCCTCACTAAAAGACTGCGGCAATGCTTCGTCTTTAAGAATCGTTTCGGTTTTATCATCCGGTAGAAAAACCACTACTCTGCCGTAGGGGTATCGCGCTATCCATTCTTCTTTAACCTCTGTATCTTGAGAACTGTCATCTTTTTTAAATAAATAAAGACTCTCATCTTTGAGATACAGTCGAATAACTTTAACTATTTTGGTCGACGCTTGTGTTCTGTCTCTAATATCCTCTACATACGCCTGTCCACCGCTTTTACCATCGGTGTAGTTAATAATCTCTTTACGCTTTCCTCGCGCTTGTTCCTTTTCTGTCCTTGCGGCTTCGTCAATGATTTCACAAATAGCAATATCTTCTTCGCCTGTGTTGCTATCATAAGCAAACATCTTTTTAGCTGTTTGAGCAGACATTTGTATCTCAACACCGAAATAAGCTACGTCTTTGATTGCTTTTGCAGATTTGTCCCAACGTACGGAACGCGGGTCAAGCGCATTGATAACCACGTCGCCTTGAACGGATTTGTCTTTATCAAAGATTGTCTCACACGGAGCAAACCCACATATCTCACCCCAGCGCATAATCTTTTCTTTAAGTTTGTCAAAATGGTTTTTACTTAGAATATCTTTAAGCGCATCGTTATGAATATCTGCTACTTGTTGGAGTGTATTGATAGTTTTGATATTCTCGAAACTTCCAACTTGTGGAACAACATCTAAAGTAATCATGTTGTCCAGCGAAAGCGTAGTTTTAGCCTCTACTATCTGCCTGATACAGTTTTCGGAATTATTTGAACCTTTATCGACTTTCTCAAAATCTCCAGCCCAGTAGTCATAACACTTCTGGACAAATTCCTTTTTATTTTCGGCCTTGTCCCATAAATCTTTAAAAAACTTATAAGTTTGCATATATAGAAGTGTATTATTTAGTCAATGAAAAAAGTGGGTACATTTTTTCAATTATTCAACCCTTTGACATCATCTCTATTCTAGCTACTTCTTGATCTTCCTTTTCCTTCCACTTCTCATAAGGTGTTTTAATCCTTATTTTAGGCTCTATGTTATTCTTGGCTTGAACAAATAACCTCAATCCAAGCATAAGTGTATATACCGTAATAAAGCAGAAAACAGCAAAAACAAGCAAAAAAGCAAATCCGATTTGTAATATAGCTATCATTTCACCAATTCCTGTAAATTTTTATTGTTGTAATCAACCCTATTTTTGAATTCTTTAGAGAATTTTCTGCCTTGATGCATTTGGACATATAGCTCTTTGAATTGCTCTGTGCTTTTACGGTCAAAAGCTTCTTCTTTGTACTTTTTCTGCCTTTTGAATTCTTCCTGCGCTTCACGATGTGTAAGCATTACTTGTCCGGCTCTCTCCCTAACTTTAATCTGCTCCATACTCGTAACTTTTTCGCTATTTGTTGTATCAAAAAAAGACATAAAATTCATACGCTTTATATATAGGCGGCTTCTCTTTTTGGCTTGCTCGTTTTTCCTGCTAAAAGCTAGGTTATCAAAGTAATAGATAATCTCACGCATTTTGTCATTAAACTTCTCTCTTTTTGTTCTATCGTCATAATGACTTAGGGAAGCTGTACCACGGCTTCGTATCTGCTCAGATGCAGGAAACATGCTTATCAACCAATCTTTAATTCTTTTCAAAAACGGACTTTTTATTCGTCTAACCCTATGTCGGGGTAGAAATAAAACTAATTCATATCCGTTTTTTCGATAAAGTGTTTTATACATTTTGCAGATACTCCAGTATTTTTAATCTTGTGTATTTTTTCTGCGGTGGTCTATAAATATATTTTTTTGCTGTGTGAACAGAAATAAAGAAATGATTAGCCACATCTTGCCGAGATTTTCCCGACACTCTAAAAGCATAGTAAATATCCTTGCTTGTCGGATATTTTTTTATAGTATTATCCCCAAACAAAAAATATGCATCTTGTATGGAGATTGTACTAACTATTTGCTCTATCTCTTTAACTAAATGCTTTAGCATATCGGCAAAATCTCCCAAATTCGCTACGGGTTAATAAATCTTTTATTTCTCCATTAATAAGCCTTGATGCTGCCCCAGCAGAGATACCAAACCGCATTTTAATATCTTCTATTGTTAATCCTGATTCAGCATATAATTCCTTTAGATCATTGTTTGTAAATTCTTCTGTGTATTTATCTTTTATATCTTTAATGTTTTTATTTAATTCTGAAACTGCATTTTTTAGGCTGTCTACCAAACTCCCCATTTCTTTCATGTCGTTATCCACTTTCCAAATGTTCATGGATTTGGCCACTTCGATATAAGAATTAATCTCCGCACTCAGTTCAAAAACTTTCTTTTCTAGGATGTCCAGTCGCTCATTTGCTGTTTTCTTTGTCATTTCCCGCTCCTTTATTGTTTTATCCAAATTCCGCTATGTTCTTTCTCCCTCCTTTCTGTATGGCATAGAGAAGACTCTTTTTGTATTCTTTCTGCCGAGGACTTTCTATTTTCAATTCTTCAAGGCTTGCAACCAAATACAACATCGCATCTATCCAGTGATTGTCTTTGTCCACAGTTTCTTCCGGCAAATTTTTATCTGAGCCTATCTTGGCTCGCTTCCACTTGTAGTTTTTGATTTCACGGACTAAATTGACACAGCAGCTATGTATTCTTAACCGGCCTGTTTTCATAAGTTGATTAACCAGCTGAATATTTACCAATTCATCTTTATTGCTCTCTAATAACTGCAACCCTTCTCTCTGCAATTCCGTCCATACACTTTTGCCATCTCTGTCTGGTCTTTTGATTGAATAATCTGCTGCTATCACATATTTGCCTTTAGACAACGCCTTTTTAGCTATTTCCGGCACAGTTAATTCTGTTCCGCCGTCTTCTACGTAAATAGTTAAGATAGCATCGTAGTCAATAAATCCCCATACAATCGCTGTAGGATTTCTCCAACCATAATCTAATCCTTGTCTTATCTTTGCAGATGGTGTTGGTTGTGGAGTGATAAAAACCATAGTATTTTCACGGAATTCGCTAAAAACCATTTCGTCTATTTGCTCCCAACCACCTAAGACATATCGGTTAAAAAATTCTGTCGGGTAGTTTTTGCGTAGATTCTCAATATAATCCTGTGGTAAGTTTTTTTCGTTTTCAACCGTTTGGGCTTCTATGAATAATATGCCTTTGTTTTTGAGCTCCTCGGCCTTAGCATCTTTGTATCTACGCTTCGGCCAAGTGTTCGCCGGATTACCTTCTGTCCACATCATTGGCTTTGGCAATACTTTTCCGGACAAGCGACCTAACGCCAAATTAAACCAATCTTCTGATATATCCTCGGCCTGACAGAACACAATCAAATCATATTCGCTAGACATCATTCCGACACCGTCTATATCGAACGCACGAAATTTAATTACTGAGCCGTTCCTAAACACAGCTTCTCTGTCTGATTTCTTGTATACATAAATATCGTAACGCTCGAAATCATCGTTGAATTGTTTGATAACACTGTCTTGCAACTGCTTATAAGTATCTCTGACCCATAATATTTTTGTACTGGGATACTTTGCTGCAATCAACCAGCCAGCTAATTGATACGCATAAGACTTTCCGCAACGTATCGCACCAAAAAAGGCATATTCTCTGTGATTGCCTGTTAATGTTCCGTCTTGATTGAAACAATCATCGAAAAACTTTTGCTGCGAAGGATTAAAGTCTATTTTTTTATCTTCTAGCTTTATATAATCAAGGCTCATTTTTCATTTGTCCCAAATACCACCATTACAGTTGTATCGACTTGTGCTTTACTCCCTTCAGTAGCTTCTCTGGCTTCTTTGGCTGTTCGTAAAGGGGATTCTTTCATGCAGAATTGCATAAACTTATTCCACGTTAAAGGAACATCATTATCATTTATGTCTTTGATGGTTAGTTTGCCATCGGTTATCTTGTCTAGGAAGTGTTCCTGCCATATCTTTGACATAGTGGCTTTCTCACGGCGGACTTCTGCTGATTTTGCTGCACCTTTCTTGGCATCTTCTTGGGTAAAGACGTATTCTTGGGGCTTTAAGTTGCTAAGACTATTTGGGTGTTTGCCTTGACTGGCCATCGGGTACTCCTGCTCTTGGCAAGTCAACCCTAGCCATTTGTTAAGTGTATTATAACGCTTTTAGCATAGTGACTTCAATGATGTAACGCATGATTCACCTCTTTTCTCCTATGTTGAGCGGCACGTATTTGGGGGAAAAGGGATACGCGCCGCTGTTCATAACCTAAACTCCGTCTTTTAATCTCCAAAATTCAGCATCTAATAACTTAATGTTTATCCTCTGTTCTTTAACCGCTAAATCTGCCTTGCGTTTCGCTTCGCCAAGGTCTAGCAATTTTTTTCGTAACTCATATATCTCGGATTCAACGGTTGCTAGTAAGTTAATCCGCGTTTTTAATTCCTTTTGTGCCTCTGTTCGTTGCAAATCCACATCTATACTTCTTGTCGCTATTGCTGTCATGACTTCTCCTAAAAAGGTACCCTGTCAAGAACAAACGTATCTTTTACCGCCTGTACACTGTTCTGTTCGCTACGCCCCTCCTGGATAAATTCTGCGATTATCTGTTTTAAAACTAATAAATCCGCAAACCCAAAAAATCCGCTATTCTGATACTTCCCCTCTCTGTCTTTATAGCTACGCTGGAAACTATAAGACTTAATAACTTCACCGTTTTCCATGTGTTTGTGCCACTCTGCACCGCTAACATTTCCTATTCTCTTTTTGTTTTCTGGCTTTTCTCCCATGATTATTGCCCCCTATCTTTTTTTGTTTTTAATTTCGCAATTGCATCCACCAATTGTGAATAAATCATGTGTGCAACATCTCCGACATCATAGGCAGCGAAAAACTTCTCTTTATCCACATCTTTGGTCTTGAGGAGAATTATTACTTGCTCCTCTAGCTCTTTACGCTCCTCGGATACTTTGGCCGGTGAAATAGATTTCTCTGGCTTATCACCTTTGCCATGATCGTTTGTCGCATCTGCATCTTTAGTGTCGTCGATACAAAACAAACCGTTTAATGCATATTTACGCGCATAACTGGATGCAGCTCCGGTTATTTGCGCAGCGTTCATTCCCTTTTTATCTTCTTCCTCTCTGGCAAAAGCTGTATTTTCTACTTGATTTGTGCCATCTGTTATTTTTGCTGTCGCTTTAACATAAAATCTATTTTCCAAGTTAATAATTTCGTCTGATACAGTTAGGACTAATCCGTTTAACAATGGCTTTACTGCTTCGAGAATATCCTCACAACTACGGTATGAATATCCTCCGAATCTATTTACCTGTCCTTTCGGGGCTTTTAGTTCTTTTTGAATCCTTGATAGTTCTTTAATTATTTCATTCATATTTTCTACCTCTTTTCATACGGTATTCTGCTTCACGCTCCGCAGCAGCCTCTGATTCAGCTTCTTTTTCCAGTAGTGCATCAACCGCTCTCTGTCCGCCAAACTCTCTTACTTCGTCTATCTCGCTCATGACTGCACCGCCTTTTTATTCAATTTCGCCCAATTCAAAACAAATCTCACATCACCTTCAAACTTCTTTGCCTTTAAATCACGGCCGTATTTGTATCCCTCTTTCCATACATCTGTTCTCATTAACTCCGGACTTCTTACATTAACCATTGTCGCCATGTGCCACCCCCTCATCGTCCTTGCTCGGCATCGTATCTTTGCTCTATCGCTAGTTCTCTTTTCCCCTGTTTATTGTCTTCTGCCCATTCAGCAACACAGTCACCGTAAGTATTGTCGTCTAACAGGAAGTCGGCCAGTTTTTCCCAGCCATGCTTGTCGAAATAGTCATAAGCCATTTTTTTGACATCCTCATATGAGCTCTCCTCTATGTAGCCAAGTGCGTCGTCAATATCCATATCTACTGAATCCGGAGGGTCTAACTTCCTATCATGTATTGTGTTTACTTGTGCTATTAAATCCATCATGCTTTTGCTCCTTTCTTTAGTTTTTTCCTGCCTTTTTCAACCAATACACAAAGTCCCCGCCGGTAATAGTTCTTTTGCTTTCGCTCGGCTTTCCGTTACCAAGCCAAAATGCTTCCACCTTCCAGCCTTTTTGCTTGATTTCACTCATCCGGCTTGCCAACTTAGTCTGATAATTGTTTAGACACTCATTTCGAGTAATAAAATTCCGCTTCTTTAGATTCCGCTCAATACACTCAACCCAGGTTTCATTGTGTTGTTTTCTTAAAAACGGTCTTTGTCTCTGCAAATACTTAATATCATCCTGTACCAGTAGTGTTGCCATGTCTTCCTCCTTGTTTTATTTAGGCGGCTCAGCCCAAAATCTTTCTGACTTGCGGGGTATCGACTAACCCACCGCCGTTTAATTCAGCTTCTAAGTCATGTATAGTTTTCGTCATCTTTTTCATATAATCTTTTGGCAAACGAAAATTTACGTTTTTTTGCTCTTGCCATATAAATGTTTTTCCGTGTCTCATGGTTTTATCCGTCCTTCCTCAATCGCTCTAATCCTCTGATACTTGCCATTCCATACTGCTATGCCGTTTTCTCTTAATTCATAATGAAGATGCGGCGGGACGTTGCCGGAATGTCCGCTATAACCAATGACATCGCCTTTCTTAACAACCGCGCCTTTTAATTTTGTGAATTCGTCCAGGTGGGCATAAAGTGTTTCTATCCCTTCGCCATGATTGATAATTATTGTCATGCCATAACCGTTAAACCATTTTGCGCTAGTTACTATTCCGTCTGCTGTGGCTATCACCGGAGTGCCTGTTAGCATGGCGTAATCAATGCCTTGATGTTTTCTACCGTCTCTTTGCTCTCCAAACGTTCCAGTAATACGGAATTTTGTAGCCTTATCGTCAAACGGCCTTATGTCCGGTCTCGATGGAATATTTGCTGCAAAAACAAAACCAAGCAAAAATACAATAAATAGTTTATGCACTTGCCACCTCTTTTTTGTATTCATCTGATATGTGATTCTCGTAAACGATATCTCCGGCGTTTTTAATTAATGACATCTCCACGTTATGGTTAATCCGGATAAACTTCTTTTTTGCTTTTCTATGCTTGGTTATGAATTTCTCGGCTGGAAGAGAATGAACATCGTTATGGCACTCGCGGCATAACTGTATTAATTTCTGTATCCTTCCTGCTCCATCTGCCTCACCTACAGGAATATCCCTCGACGCTCCTGGTAAATAATGGTGCAAGTCTGTTGCTACTCTTGATTCACATAACTCACATGTCATAATATCCATCTTCTACCTCCAGTTATGACAGGGCTTTTACCAGCAAATAGCTAGAGCACCTGTCACAGCAATTCACTTGTAGGTATAAAACCAAAAGCACGAAACATAGCTGCATTTGGCTAATTCCCATGGGCAGACCTATCTTCGGTAGATCCTTGCTTTGCCCTGTACCGCCCTGTCGTGTTGGTACCCAGCGACAAGTGCTTGCTGCTAATTTGGCCTGTCTTTCCATGCTTTGCTTTCTCTTTCTTTTCTTTACTTGTTTTCTTTGCTTTTTCTTATTTAAAGACTTCCTATGTCACGGATTTGGTTTTCGCCTAATACCCGTGTGAACGGCGTTTATTTTTTTAGGGATAAAATAAAGAACCCTGGAAATTCACACCAAACCTTTTGGATTTGGTGGAACTTCCAAGGTTGACTGGAAATTCCGATAATAATTCAGCAATACAACCTTCTATTGCATCTGGAATTTTCGATTGGGATTTATTTTGCTATACTCCGGATGTCGGGGCGTAGCTCAGTTGGCTAGAGTGCCTGCTTTGGGTACTATAGCCAAGGTTCAATCGAAAGAACCAGACGAGAGTATCATAAATGAGTTAAAAATAAATGTCAAGCGTTAATTTAAATTAGTTGATGGCACTAATCTATATTTCATAGTAATACAATCATGTACTTCTTGAATTTTAGGTATTATTTTTTCAGCTTCTCGTTGCAATGAATAAATATCTGCATCTCGATAGTATTTAGTCATCGCTGAAGTTGCATGCCCCATTAGCTTACGTACATCCTCATCTTCCATATATTCGAGTGCACGAGTATTAAATGTATGTCGAAACCAATAAGGTGTAATTTCTGGTCGATTAAGTCCAGCACGTTTAACCCCTGTATGAAAATTTGCGCTAATTCTACCCTCACTTATTGGCAAACCAGATGAACATATAAAAATAAAGTCATCTGGTTGTGGATTGACTTTAAATCTTAATCGCTCTATTTCTTGTGATGTAAAATGAGAAACTATGGCAGGTTTTACAGATCCAGTTTTTGTACCTTTTATTTTACTTCGTTTTCCTGCTTCAATCGCTTTTGTAATAGGAAAAAATCTTTTATCAAAATTCCAATCTTGCCACTGTAATGCACGAAGTTCGTTTGGACGTAATCCTGTATCACGTAAAACTAAATATGCAGTTAAATATACTTGTGAACCCCAAATTTTAATTAACTCATCATGATTTTGTGGAAAAAGCTTATACATATCTTCTGGTGTTATAGCTCCGCGTTTTTTTTCTGGTCTACTAGAAAATTTAACAACATTTTTAACTGGGTTATAAGTAATTACCTCCTCACCAATTAGATATATATAAATTTCAGACAAACATGACAGAATACAGTTCTTAGTAGAGCCAGAAACATTCAAATTACATAATTTATTATCAATATCTTTAACTGATAATGAATGCGGCAAGATGTTACCCCATAATGGCAAAACATAATTTTTCAATATACCAGATTTTTTTTTGATAACTTTGTCAATTACAGCTTTCCCTTTTTGTTTCCGTTTTCTATCCCATAATCCATCCTTAATAAATAAATCTTCCGCATAATATTTTATTGTTTTATCCATAACCTCATAACCTCTCTTACTTCATTCTAAAACACTCCTTAACCAGTCTGCTCCGCCACGTCTAACATATTCAGCCCACTGTGCAAGCGTCATACGAATATACACTATTTTGCTTTTCCTTTTATCCGGCGGTAACCCTGTATTAGCTGGCCTGCCAGAACCAGGACGTTTACCGCCCCATTTAGTTTTCATTATGGATGTAATAACATAATCTTGATTATTTGTCAAGCGTTTTTCAAGTGCAACATTTCTCAAGCACCTAATTATAGGATAATCCCGACATTAATACCGACACCATAAGTACCAGCATTGCCACCAATGTAGAATTTCATTTTTGACGTATCATCTCTGCGGATCTCAGCTTCTCTGGCAAGCTTCAAAAGAGTGCGTAAATCTTCTGCTGACATCGTTATAGTCCCATCGCCGTTATCTATTACTGTTGCGCTTAATAATGTCGTTAGCGAGATTAACCAGACTAGCAGTATTAGCTTTATCAATTTGCTCATTTGATTTTTTTACCTCACTTTCGATATTATTTCTTTTTATTCCGAGAATTACAGCAATGGCCGCACCGAGGAGTAACAATCCTTTCCATAACCAGTTAAAAATTTTATTCATGAGTAATTAAATACGACTAAATTTTTGCCGCGCTCCGCTATGTCATAATGTGTAAAGTTCTTTCCTAATCCAAGTCCGCCAGTCCAGCCCTGCTCCTGTATCCAGGTCTGCACATCGTGCGGCTCTATGTCTTTAACAACAAAATCAACTGCACGTCCGTATTGATGCTGGCTGTATTTTGCTCCGCCAATTTTCTGGTTATGTTCAAAGCTACGAAAACCAGACGTAATAGTTACAGGATTCCCGAAATGGTTTCTTATCATTTGAAGTTTATTAACCATACGCATATCCAGCAAAACCACAAGATCAATACCTCGAGATTGTGCTTCTTGAATGTCCTGTGCCGTAAAAAACTCCTGCCAGCTAAAATTTTTACTTATATTTCCCATTATTTCTCTCCCATTCCGTACTTAATCAAAAGACACACAACCACAATCGCACCACATACTAACCAAAAATTAAGAATCTCTATGTCATTCATTTACCTATCCCTAAATTGATATTACTTTTTACGCTCTCAAATGTAATTATTCCCGCGTAAGCGAGGTCAAAAAGAGCTGAAATAGTAAACACTGCTACCCTGTATATTTCATGGTCTAGTGTGAAAATAAGATATCCAGCAAATACTTTACTTACAATGTGAAATAATGCCTTGCGTGAACAAACCAGTTTAAGCACTAGGCTTTTAAATGCACCGAATAATTCTTTTAAAAATGTTTTAATATCTGCCATTGTTTTCTCCTATTTAATAGGGATTTTGTTAATCTCTTTAGCAACCTGGTCTATATATGAATTACCGTCTAAGGCCTTATATTGGTCATACAATTCAGAAAAAACCAGTTTCGAGAATTTGGATATTTCTTTTTTATTCTGTGCAATCGAGTAAATATTAACCATACAGAATCTTTGGAGTGTTTTAACACAATTAACGAACCCGTCTATTTTCTTAAATATTTTCCAAAGACCAAAAGAACCTCCGAGGAGGACGGTAATATTCGATATTATTGTAATTGTGTCCACACTAATTTGTGACATTGTTGTCCCCTGGCCTATCTCGGCGGATAAAATGTTAGGGCGCAAAGCATAGTTCCACCGCTGCCAACTGTTTGGTCGCCTCTTGATAGGTTAATAACATCGCCTTGCTTCACTGGAACTGGATGCCAAACGTAGGAATATAATCCTGTTGTAGTCAGTCCTGCATATTCTGTAGTAAACGATGTTACGCCATTAACAGTAGCAGTAAATGTTGCATACGGCGTTGACGGCCTATTGATAGTAGATAATCTTTGAACATAACCATCCGCATCTGCTGTCCAGGTTACGACAATTCCTTGCGCGGTAGTGTTCGTGTTGTTACTACCGACCATTCGCTGGTTACTCCAGTCTGGTGCGCTTACTGAGTTTCCACCACTTATGCCGGTCAAATTAGACCCGTCACCGTAGAATTTATTGGCATACACTTTGTCCGCGCCAATAAAGTTCTTTGCGTAGTTTAACCGCAAGAATTTAGTAAAAAACTCTAAAGGCAAAGCCATTCTTACTCCTTATGATGGGTGTTTATAGAGAGTGGAGTTAAGCACCCACTAAAACAGTGTATAGGATTGTCAATGAAAAAAGTGGGTACATTTTTTCAGAGTAGCGTACTTGGTAAAACACGTTGAGTTGCTGTAATTCCGTCAGAATTAATTATTTGTCTGCTTCCCGTTTTTGCCTTACTGGTGGGCAAGCGGAATTAGCCAAGATATTTGTTGCGGAATTTGAGAGGCTTTGGATAGGAAATTAGTTTTTAATGTTTT